ATTGCCATAGTCTTTGCAATATTCATTTTTGTGTCCATGCCAAAGTTTGATAGATGCTCATGCTTATCCATCATTGCTTTGTGTTCCATGAACTTTTGGTACTCATCGTCACCGAAGCCAAGTGTCTCTAGTAGCAATGAGTACGCTTCTTGGTGTACCGCCTCCATCGCAGCTACAGCAGAAAGCATCATTCGTACTTCAGGCTGCTTGAATGTTGGTAGATAGTGCTTTGCGTATCCACAACATACGTCTACGTCCGCCTGAGTAAAGAACCGAAAAATCTGATTAATCAGTTTACGGTTGCCAGGCGTGAGTTTATCTCTATAGTCACGCAAGTCATCTGCAAGGTTGACTTCATCAGGCAACCAGTGCATATGCTGTTGTGTCTTATAGTGCTCAAATGCCCAAGGATAATTAAAGGGCTTGTAATATTCTCGTTCAGTGAGAAGATTCATTAAATGTACTCCATGACTTCCTCGAAGTCGCTGTATCCTCCAACCCATTCACCGTTCACCAGAATCTGAGGAACGGTTTTAGCACCGGGGAATAATCTACTAAATTCAATCATTGCGTTGTTGGCATCAACATAGGTATAGTCGAGGCACAACTCTTCAGCAAGGTCTACCGCTTTTTCGCAAAAGCCACAACCGTCTGATCCATATATTTCTACTTGCATTTTATTTATCCCTCGCAAGCTAGACAAGCACCTTCATCCATAGAATCGAAGATACGTTGACGTAGCGCCTCATCGGATACTTTTTCAGCTCGCTTATATGCTTCGCTTCGTAAGTAATACAATGTTTTGACTTTTTGCTTCCACGCTTGCATATGAACTGCGTGAAGCTCCTGCTTTGACACATCTGAAGGGAAGAAGACATTTAAAGACTGACTCTGGCAAATATGCTTTTGTCGATCTGCTGCCATATCAATTACCCATCGTTGATCTATTTCTACAGCAGTTTTAAATACATCTTTTGTCCACTCATCTAAAAAATCTAAATGTTGTACTGAACCGCCGTTAGTAACAATACTCTTCCATACTTCGGAAGTATCCATTCCTAAATCTCGGAGTATATCTTCGAGATATTCGTTCTTTTGTAAAGAGGTACCACTTTTAGTTTTCTGTGTATATGCGTTAGCACGGTAAGGCTCGATACTAGGGCTAGTGTTACCACAGATAATACTAGATGAAGCGTTTGGAGCAACAGCCAACAAGTGACAATTACGCATACCCGTGCCTTGTGCATCAGGCGCTTCTCCCCGCTCCAGCGCAAGATCCCTGCTTGCAGTTTCTGCAGCAGATTTAATGTGCCAGAACATAGCCATGTTACGTCCTTTCGCCATTGCCGATTCAAACGGAATGTTGTGCCTCTGTAAATAGGCGTGAAACCCCATCGCCCCCAAGCCAATTGATCTCTCCCTTTCTGCGCTATATCGCGCTCTTTCAAGTTCATTTGGAGCATGAGCAATAAAGTATGTGATCACATTGTCCAACATTCGTACTAGATCAGGAATGAAGTTTGGATCATTACTCCAAGAGTCATACTCTTCCAAGTTTACACTTGACAAACAACATACAGCAGTACGTTCTTCGTTTGTCGGCAGCGTGATTTCACTACATAAATTTGACTGATATACAGACAAACCTAAGTCTTTTGGACAGTCTGGTAATGCTTCTTGAACTGTGTCCCCAAACATAATGTAAGGTTCTCCAGTTTCTACACGGTTTTGAATAAGTTTTACCCAAAGAGTTTTAGCTGATACTGTCTTTGTTATGTGTCCTGTATGAGGATCCACAAGATCCCAGCTATCGTCAAAACCTTCATGCTTGGTGGCTCCCTCAATAAGCTCCATGAAAGAGTCTGGAATAACAACACCATGATGCAAATTAGTAGACTTGCGGTTAATATCACCGCCCGTGGGTTTTCTAACATCTAAGAACTCCTCGATTTCGGGATGATTCATGGGCAGATATGCCGCGTAACTTCCTCTACGAGTAACACCCTGTGAGAAAGCAAGCATCTCTGCATCTACTACCTTTAGGAAAGGAATAACGCCTGTAGACTCGGAGCCATTCGAAGTTCGTGAACCGACAGACCGAACATCGCCCCAATAACCGCCCACTCCACCACCAACAGAGGATAGAAAAGCGTTTTCGGTATAATGTCCCGTAATACCAGTTCTGCTATCATCAACATAGTTAAGAAAACAGCTAATAGGTAGACCACGTTTTGTACCTCCGTTTGACAGTATTGGCGTGCTAAACATAAACCACAACTTACTTGCGTAGTCATACAAGCGCTGTGCGTGTGCTTCATTGTCTGCAAACGCTTCTGCGGCGCGTGCAAACGCTTGTTGTGGAGACCCCTCGCCTCCTACTAGATATCTATCTTGTAGCGTTTTAATACTAAATTCAGATAAATACCTATCTCTTCGAAAATCAATTTCTATATCCATTTATTACTCGCTCAATATCAACAATGTTGTCTTGACCTATAGCGTCGTCGCAGAAGGTCATTAAATCCATCAACTCGTAGTTTACGAGTAATTGTTCACCATTTGCATTCAATTCTTGAATGTATTTGTATCTACTATCAATTGGTAAGGCTTCGTAAATATCCCAAGCACTGCCATATTGCTCGATGAGCTGGGCGGCACGCTTTGGGCCTATACCTGGAATACCTGCAACATTGTCGCCTTTATCACCTGTGAGACATTTCATCGAGATATACATCTCGGGAGGAATGTCATAGTGTTCACGCCAATTATCTAGTCTTACCTCTCTTCGAGTAACATAAGAGAATCTACCTACATTTTCTTGAATGAGGAGATCCCAGTCACGGTCACTCGAGATGAGCCAAATATACTCTAAATCGTACTTATTTCGATGCTTTACTAAATGTGCTGCAACATCATCAGCCTCTACACCCTTATATCTAAGGACTGGATAATCTTCGGCCAACACTTCGAGTGCGGCTTCAAACTCTTCGAAGAACTCTTCAAATGCGAGTTTTTCTGCTTCTGATTGTTCAGCGAACTTGTCTTTTCGATTTTGTTTATAGTCGGGAGAGATTCCTTTACGATAAGTAGAGGAACCCCAATCTGCGGTAATGATAACATTCTTACAGTCATAAGATTTTGCTAAACTTTTTACAGTGCTTTGATAATCATATCGAAAATCGGTTCTTCCTTGATGCTTCCAACGAAATGCAAGGTTGAGAGCATCTACGATTAGAGTAGAATTTGCGTCATCATTGACCATTTTATCAGTCAGATTAAACGCCATTTATAAACTCCACTTTTTCTTCTTTGAGCCACACATCTGCTAAGAGAATGTAACAGCCCAACCACTCAATATGCATCCAGTGGTCTGTGTATTCTGGAAGAATATCAGTAACAACAAATACTGCTGACCGATTGTATTTGAAAAACAACAAAGGCTCCTGGTTTCCGCCTTCTGCTTGTTGTACTACTTTCTTCCACCATTTAATTAAATTGTTTGTTCTCGGGGCAGTGAATACTTTGTCACTAAGAGGAGAGTTTTCATAGTTTTTTACTTCTATGCAAAAACGGTTTTTTGCGTGAGGTACATACAAATCTCCTTTAAGATAGTCAAGAGCACCTGAACTTGGTACTCTCTCAAACTGTAGTCCGGTTGATTCTCGAAGCAAATCTCGTACTAAATACTCTCCACGAGCCCCCTTTGCTCTACTATCTACCATAACTCTCTTTGCATCTCCTGTAGCACTTGCAGCTTTTCTTTGTACTCTGCTACCTTCTCGAGTTCTTCTTCTATTGCTGCCATAATATCGGGGTGTTCACCGATACCTACAGGATTTGAGAAATAAATCTTTACATTAGTTTCGTGATAAAGAATCTTTCCTCTCAGGTACTCTTTCATGTTCTCCGACATCATGAATCCCTTGGTCATGGTCATTCCGTCTTCGCTCATTTTCTTCCTCCTTTTCTTTGGTCATTTCCCAAATTAATCTTCGACGATTATTCATCATCCGTCTTGCGTGTCCCATTAATGCTCCAGTTTGCTAACATTACCTGACTTGACTACTTCAACTTTGTCGAGCAGAGGGTGAGTCCATCCATGGCTCACGACATAAGTATTCAAGTCTTCTCCCAAAAGTACCTCTACTAATTTTTCTCGTCCAGTTTCATCCAGTACGTTTATAACTTCATCTAAGAATAGAATATTTATCTGAGACTTAGATATGCTACTCATTAATTTTCGTATGGCGATAAGAGTGGCGGTGTTGACTCTTGCCAGTTCTCCACTAGAGAGAGCAAGAATATCCACAATATTACCATTATCAGTGATTTGAACATTGAGCTTATCATTTGATACTACAAACTCCAAAGTAAAACGACCATCGGACAATTCTGCTAGGTAGTGATTTGTGAGCTCTTCAAGCTCTTTCACTAGATTTTCTATCTTGTACGCGAGCAATCCATTTGTACTAAAGGCTTTCTTCAGTACCTCAAGGTGGCTTGTGGTCGCGGCCTCTAGATCAAGTAGCTCATTCAACTCAAATAACTGTTGTTGAAAGTCTTCTGTTTGCTCCAATATTACTTGGATTCTGGTGTTTCGTTTAGTGATTGCTTCATTTTCTCGTGTGATTCGTACAAGTTCATCCTTTGCATTTTGTATTCTCTCCGAAATTCCACGAGCCCGACTTTTAAGCTCGTTAGGATCCACCGGAGATGCCGGTAAGCTGTTGTCGATGCTTCTAAACAGCTCATGCCAATCACTTTCAGTTTTTTTCGCACGCTGGAATTCTGCATTGTTTCGTTTAATTTCTGATATTCTTGCGTTAATTTCATCTTGTCTTTCCCTTGCTTCAGCAACTTTCTTTGCTTCTGAATCAATTAATTCTTGTTTGAAAGAACTGTCTACAGATTGCTCACAAGTAGGGCAGTGGTCACCAAGTTTACTTAGCTTGTGCAAAATATTCTTTGACCCCGTTACGACCCCGCTCAAAGTTCCTAACTCACTTTGGAACTCATCATATGATTCAATTGCTTTTATACTACAACTTTGTGCTTCTTCAATGTTTATCTCAGCCAGCATTTGTTTATAAGTATTATTCTGAGAAATTTTTCTATTTTTCTCAGAAATATTTTTAATTTCAATCATAAGAGTGGCGAGCTCTTGTTCGTCATCTATCGTGTCAATAGAAATTTCAGACACAGGTAGTATGGATGTATCACTCAATTTGTTACTATCTAACCACTTTTCAATAGTCGCTATCTTACTTTCAATACTATTGAGATTTAATGTACTCTTTCGAGCTTCTTCTTTAAACAGCTCAAAAAGGCGAACGTAATGCTCTAAGTGGAGAAGATCAATGAGAAACTTCTTGCGGTTCGTATCTGTCGCAGTAAGAAACTGTAGACTGCTATTTGTGTTTTGGTATACCAACTGAGAGAAGGTTTTAAAGTCGATGCCAATAATATCTTGGAGAGTCTTGTATGTATTGGTCGCTGTATGAGAACTAATATCTTCTCCATCTTCCAACAAACGAAGCTTAATACTAGACTTCCGATCAATAATGACATCATAGTGCTTCTCATCCTTTGTAAACTCAAGGTGTATGTGATAGCCTTGATTTACATATCTATTTGGTATATCTGCTTTTTTAATTCCTTTTGAGTTTTTGTTATACAGTGCCTCTTCTATAATTAACGGGATGGAGGATTTCCCCATCCCGTTAGTACCAAGAACTTGTGTTACAGTGTTTGTACTGAGATCTAGTTCATTGTCGGCCCCATAGCTAAAACAATTACTCCATTTCAATTTTTGTAGCGTAATCATTAAATATACCTACTATTTGTGGGATTCTTTCGTCTGGTATTTCTAAAATATACGAAAGATATTCTACTAATTCATCTTGAATGGTCATTTCTTTGTCTATGACAAGAGTAGCTTCGCTGCTACGTTTAACCACTTTTTTATCAAGAAGCTCTGTGTTCTTGACATTTGCTAACTCTTGTATATCCCCTTCAATCTCATAAATTGTGTGGTGGTAGTCTGTATGTATCATTTCACTTGGATCTGATACTGTTTTACGTATTAGCTGTGGTAGCTCGAACGGCTCCCACATCCACTCCCAATTATTTGGGTTTATTAAGATGTAGCCAGTTTCTACCTCATTTCTATGAAACGAAGTTGTCATAGGGCTACCTGGATATACAATGTTGCGTTGAGTATTGCTGTGTGCGTGAAGATCACCGGAAAAGACTACTGGAAAGTCCTCAAACCTGTCTAAGTCCACCTCTGGCTTGACGTGTGGAGGTATCTCTCCTCGAACATGAGTGAACAAAGGTTTCTTTGGATCAAACAGTTCAATAGAATTTTTACGATGAAGGTCTGCATATGGCAGTACTCCAAACCCAAAGTCGTTGTCATAGTACGACATATCTACTACTTTTACGAGAGGGTTTATATCTTTAGTTACTTTCTTTAATTGAGTAAAAAAAGTTTTGTTTTTCTTTGTAGCTTCGTGATTACCGTCATAGATGAGAGTTGGAATACTCACATTCGAAATGAATGTAAAGTATAGCTCCAACTCTTCCATGTTCGGCAGACGGTCAAATAAATCACCACCAATAATGTGCATATTACACTGCTTTTCGAGACTATGTACTTGCTCGAAGAATTTGTGGTAGCGATTTATGGCCCACTCACGAGGTACGTTCTTTTGACCTAGCTTGATGTGCCAGTCTGCCGTAAATAAAATCATCCGATGTTAAACTCATCTTCCAGTGATTCATCAATATCGCCCGCTGCATCTTCACGAATTTCGTCGAGAAGAGTCTTCTGAGCGTCCGGTGTAGGACGAGGCATAACATCATCCATAGACTTCAGGTCAGCAATAGCAGCCATCTCGCTTTCGCTGAGAGCACGCTGCTTGCACTTGAGTACTTGTAACTGGTACTCCACATTGTAGGGGAGAGGGCCAGTCTTTACTCGCTTGAACTTGACGTCCCAGCCAGTCTCAGGATCAGTAGGATCTCCAAGGTCTTCTGCTGCAGTCAAGATAGCTTCGAATAGCTTCTTCTTGAGGTTGATGATTTTGACTTCGCCATTGTCAATGCACTGCATTGCGTAGCTCCAGCCACACTTGAGATCGGGATAGTACTCACGAACCCAATCTTTCTCAAGATTGTTGAATCGCTCTTCATTACGGTCAAAAGATAGACACTCAAAAGGAATGTTCTTACCGTTCTTGCCTTCGAGCCAGTAAACGTAACGTGCTAGTACGTCTCCAACTAAGCGAACTTCGTTGTCTCCGTCTCGGTATGCGTATGAAGTGATTGATGATTTTTTAGCGCCGCCAGCGGCTTTGTTAAATGATAGTGCCATTAGTGTATATTCTCCTGTTTGACTTCTTCGTATAGAAAATGAACTTTACCATCTTCTATGCGTAGTAGACTGTTATCTTCAAAAAATTCTGTTTCTACTTCGCATTGAAGCAGATCCAGTGTGGTGTCCCCAGTGATTGCATAGTCCGCGTACGGACGCATGGAAGCTATTGCGAGATACTGGGCGATCTCACGATAACTGTACTTGTAAGCATTGTGTAGCAATACATCTGGATGAACAATAAAGGATTCGCCATTAAAATGCTTTCCAGTATGTTTATAAATAATATCATATTTGTTCTTCGGTATCGCTCCAGTTACAAGCATTTTAAAGATGACAAAAAGCGTAAGAGGATTACCTTCTGACGCTTCAAACATCTTTTTCCAATCGTAGAATAACATATTATACTCTCATTTGAGGCATTTGTCAAGAAGTATTTTTCTATGTTCAAAGCTGTTTGATTTGATAACCCTGCTTCATATAGTAGCCCATTCTGTTGGACGCCTGTCTTTGCGCAGTTTTACCTTTGAGATGAATATCAATAATTACCGGATCTCTTTTATCTTCGTGCTTTCTAACAACTCGTCCGATAAGCTGGGTGAGTAGTGGTTCATTATTAATAGGTGTGGCAAGAATAAGGCAAGATAGAGTATTAACTGAAATACCTTCACTAAAAATTGCTTGAGTCCCGTATAGAATATTCTTACTGCCATGTAATATTTCATTTATTAACTCTTCTCTTTGCTCATGTGGTACCTCGCCCGTAACACATATAGAATTTTCGCCAGTCAGTTCGGCGCAGCTCTTCAAGAAATGAACTCGATCTGACACCACAAGTACCTTATGGCCTCGTGCCGCAT